CCGGATTATCCGGATCAATCATAATCTCCGCATAATCCAGATAAAAATGTATAGAGTTATAGCCCGTTATAGACAATGCAGATGCGGTTAAGCTCTGTATAATAGCGTTCTGCATATCAGCACAGGCTTTATCACCTAAGCCAGAAGTCTGATCAACCCAGCTGTCAATTTGGAAAGCGTTATCCTCGGCCTCAGTGTCTCTGGTCTCATACTCTGCCGACCGCACTCCCATTACTCTTCCAATGGCATGATAAGGATAAGCCGTATTTTTCGGCACATGATTATAGAACGCATAAGTAGGGATGTCCGTCGTTAGTCGTGAATATACTGCTGTTAAAAGCGCTGAAAATCCTAATTTTCTTGTTGGCATAGTTAGAACCTATTTATTACCCTATGTATTCCGTGTTTATTATTAAAATAATTGCTTGATGATGACCGTCTATAATAATTATAATTCGGGTCATGCAATGAATTTAAGTGAGTCGCTTTAGAATTAATGCAGCTCGCTACTTTCCATTTTGTTTCCTTCAGCCTTAAAAAGAAATCCAGGTGTTCCCACTCAACCTTAATTCTATTGTCCCATGTGATATCATCAAAAACAGCTCTTTTTGCAAGGAAAAAATTAACAACCTGATCAGCATAAACATAGAAAGCATCGCCTACTTTGTGTATCTTGTTTATGCTTGGATGTCTAAGCAACATTCCTCTGTCAATCTCAAAGCGCAATCCTTTCTGATATTTTTCGCTTGCCATATAATCGCCATTTTCTGAAAAAAGCATTCCAGAGCAAATGCCTATATCATCGTTTGCATCCAGGATGTTCTTCATTTTTATAATAGATGTGGAATCTTGGAGCGCTATGTCGTCATCCATAATTAAGATATAATCTTCTATCGCTTTTTTTATAACCTCGTTTCTCCCTACGGAGATTCCACTGTTGAAAGGCAATTTGATTATTTCATGCCCTTTATTCTCAAGCTGTTGATATCTATATTCTTTCTTAACAGAGGCCTCCCCATCATCAGCTATATAAAGCCTATGAGGGAGCTGCAAATACTTTTCTATAGCATCAAGCGCTTTAAACAGAGTCGCTTCCCGCAAGAATGTTTTTATTCCCACAGCAATCTCACTCTTATCCTCTAATAGCCTCAGCTTTGGTTTTTTGCCAGCAGGGACAAGAAAGCCTATTCTCAGTGGATTCGGTTTGCCCCAGCTTTTGTGCCAGGAGTTCCAGATATATTCTATTCCCCATTTTTCAGAGAATACTTTTAAGCCGTCTGTTCTCATGCGATATTTTGCATATTTTCGGTCATAAGTCACAGCCTCATGAGTCATGCTGACGGTATCTGTGTAGGCCACTTTCCAATCCGTATTTTTTTTAACTGAAAAAAAGAAATCCTCATGTTCCGGCCAGGTCTTGATTTTCGGATCCCACCCCTGACTATCCCAGACCTCCCGCCTCATCATAAAAACATTTAGAACAATATCGCAATATACATATCTTGCGCCAACATCCAATTCCCATTTAAATTCCTTTATTCGCTCTATATAAAGAGCCGCTTTGTCAGCATAAAGCCATGCCTCGTAATTCATGTCGATCAATAGATTAGCATGATGTTTATTGAGTTTTCCCCCAACTATCCCAATCTCATCTTTTCCCTCCAAAATAGACACCCAATTACCCAACATTGTGCTTGCTGTAAAAATGATATCATCTTCACATATCATGATGTGTTTATATCGCTTTGGTATTTTTTTAAAAACTTTGTTCCTTGTCTCCCCAACACCACAATCGAAAGGAGCCTTTACGTAGGCACATTTATATTTATTCAAAAATTCTGTCTTTTTCCGATTAGCTTCCCCGTTATCCCCTACAAATATTGTTATGTCAGGATAATATTTTCGTATAGATTTAACACAAGCGAAAAGCGCAGCGTCCCTCATGAATGTCGTTATCAATATAGCCACGTTATTTAAAATTCCCTTTGTCGTTTTTGAATGAACCGCTATTGATCCTTTTCCACCCCAGCCTGTTTCGTTTCTTATAATCGGCATCTTCCCCATTTCCACCAGTTTGAGCCGGAGCCTATTTTCGCTAACATAAGCTCTATTTTTATCATTGTTTTCCGTCTCGTGATGCTGATGAAAAAATGAAGCCTCCCGCTCTATCCAGATGCTTTTCAATCCATCTTGTGTAGCACGCAAATAGAAATCCGTATCATCCGCGCCCCAGACTGAATATGCCTCATCAAATCCATGCACTTTAAACGCCCATTTTCTTGAGAAAACCTGACAGCCGCCGTAACCATATGGAGGTCGCAGAGTGGAAGTTTTATTCATCCAGAGAAAATCATCCAGCTTGCCTTCATAATCTTTCGGTAGGTCACTAATCCTGCAATGGATTATTTTATCTTCTGTTGTATGTTGCAAAACAGTCTCAATAAAATCAGGGGCAAAGACACAATCTACATCCGTTGTCATAATGAATTCTGCCTGTGCATTCCTTATGCCGATATTCCTGGCTCTCGATATATTCCAGACACCATCTGTTTTTGTGAATATATATTTGATTTTATATTTCTTGCATATCTCTTTATGTTTCCCTTTATAATACGGATCGCTGTCAATATCAGTTACGATAATATCGATTTGCTCACAAGGGACAGTCTGATTTTTTAGGCTATTAAGGCAATCTTGAAGGCGCTTTGTTCCTCGATGATTTTCTTTAGTGTTCTTCAACGGGATGACAACTGAAATAAGATGTTTTTTCTTCACTTGTTGACCCCATATGCTTTCATATCTTTTATATCAGAATCGAAAGCCCATTCTTTTCCCGGATTATCCCAATGTTTATTTATTTCCTCCATTAAGCTCTCATAACGGGATGTAACGGGCTTGTTTAATACGTTTTCATTTCTTTCTGTTTCTGGAAGTTTTGCAATCTTTTTATAAGGAATCCCGAAATGTTCAAATAGTTTATAATATTCCTCCAAATTATTCAGATTCCTGAAGTCAAAATCGTAAGTTTTTGTGAATTGATTTTCCCAGTGAAAGAATCTCTCTCTCACCTCAAACCAGTTCCACATAGTATTTTCATAATAGAGCATAGGGTTTTTGGTTTTGAGCAGGTTTTTTTTCCAGTGAGACTGAAGAATCCAATCATAACCGAATTTCCAACCCCTATCAGCATGTGAGAGGAAGGTGTCCATAGGATTGCGATGCAGATAGATACAATAAACATCTTCAAAGGCAGCCATGACAGGCCAGATAAATGACTTTATGAACATATTATTCGACTCAAAGTAATCGCCATTTTTAGAATAATGCTTTATTTTCGCTATCTTCTGCTGGAAGGTAGATCGTGTATTTTCAGATATAACCTCATTATTGTTTACATCTTTTAATGTCTCTCCGATACAATATGGCGCCATCTCATGATATGAGGGGATGTCAGTCAGCAGTTCAAAGACGGAGGCCATGAATTTTGACCCGCAACGACCTGTGTTACAAACGAATATTCGGATTTTGAACCTCCATAAAATAACTCATCCAATGCTTCCTATTAAAACCTGTTGCGCAATGACAGGCCAAACAAAGACTAATTAAATTAGAAGGATGATTATTGGTCTTGTCATAATCTATGTGATGAACCGCAAGGCTTTTTTTGGACTCTATTAAATTATCTTCCTGTGTTTTTCCGCATTTTTGGCATTTATAACCATCTCTTATCCGTATTTGCTCCCTTAGTTCTTTGTCAAATTCTGGCGTATATGGTAAAAACGAAAGGCCTCCCCTCCAATTGGGTGCTTTTTCTTTTGACATTCCATACATAGGATTTTTATTTCCCTTTGCTGCATTTGATCTTCTTTCTTTTTCATCTTTTGTAAATATTCTTCCATATGCAGGATTATTTTTACCAAATCTTTGGATGCCATACATAGGATTATTTTTACCAACCAATTCCCTTCTTTTTATCCGGCAGCATAAACATTGACAATTTTCTTTATGCTTTATTTTTTCTCCTTTTTTTCTTTTACAGACAAAACAATTGCAGTTTAATGGGTGGTTTTTTTGTAATTCACTTAATTTTAATCTTGTCTTTTGTGTTACTTCATTTCTTTTTCTTGCTTTAATATTATGCCTTTTTAACCAATTTGAAATAGAGACATCGCTACACTTCGCAAGAATGGCCATTTCAGCAGTAGTTAATTCCTCGGTGATATATTTTCTATACAGCCAATCCTTATTTTTATATAATTCATTTCTTTTAATATTAAATTTTTTAATCCAATTGCAAATCGCCGAACTGCCAATATTATAAGATTTAGCAATTTCACTTGAGTTTATCCGCTCAATTACATACTTCTGATAAAGCCATTTTTTATTTTTATATGGTCTTTTCATTCGCTTACCTTCCAAACTCTTGTATGCCTTATGTATCCAGGCACATTAAAATCCCAACTTTGCCAGCCCTGCTTATCAAGCAATGCTAGCCCCTCTGCATAAAG